AAACGATGACCAATTAGTTAAATTAGCAACTATCGCAACTAAACTTGTAGCAGCTGATAAAAAGACTGAAGGACAGGAAGGATTTCTATCAGCGTTTGAGAAAGAACAATTACTTAGAGATTTAGAAGATACAAAGCAAGAAGTTGAAAGAGTGGATGATTTAGAATTTGAATTAGATGAACTAAAGAAAAAAATGAAATAGTATGAGTAGATTTGAAAGGATACAAAATTCAAATAAAGTAGGTGCTTCCAATAGCCAAACATCTAATGACTCAATTTTTGGATATGTGACTGATATAATTTTAGATGATACTCATCCATTACTAAAAGATGAAAATAAATACGGAGTTAGTATAATAGGGGCCGTATTATATAAATCAATTGGTGCATTGACAGTAGATGATAAAATTGCATTTCCGTTTGATAAAAATTTAAAAGAGTTACCAACAAGAAATGAAAAAATAGAGATATACAAAGTTATTTCAACTGATACTGGTAAAAAAGATGGAGTATCATATTACAGAAGAATTGGAGCCGAAACTACTCAAAATTTTAATGCAGCTGGAAACGAACTTTCAACAAATTTCAAACAAAAAGCAAATTCTGAAGAACAAACATCACAGGGATATAATGCAGTTTCAAAAACTGGAATTGAAAATTCAAGTAAATCAAATGAAAATACATATGATGGCCATGGTAAGTACTTTCAACCAAAAGATAAAATTCATAAATTAAAATTATATGAAGGTGATACAATATTAGAATCTAGATTCGGCCAATCTATTAGATTTTCTGGATATAATAATTCTGAAAATAAATTTGCACCAAGTATTATTATACGAAATGGAGAAAATGCAAAAAATGAAAATATAGATTTAAATAAAACCATAGAAGAAAATATTATTGAAGATGGTAGTATAATTGCAATTACTTCTGGTGAAAAAGAACTACAATTTAGTGCTGGTAACGAAGATGCAAAATTTGAAACAAAAAATGATTCATTTAAAGAATATCCAACTACTTTAACTGGTGACCAAATTTTAATAAACTCTGGAAGAATAATATTATCAGCTAAAACGGCAGAGATGGTATTCTATTCAAAAAAGAATTACGGATTTATTTCAGATGGTGCCCTTTCAATAGATAACAAATTTGGCGCAACCATAAATTTAGGAGATGAATTTTTATTAAAAACAAAAGATAAAAATATAAGTTTATTAGGTGGTAACGGTAAAATATTTTTAAATACTACCGAAGAAACAGAACCAATAGCTAGAGCAGCAACTCTTGTTAATATTTTAAAAGAGCTAATTGGTGAGATAAAAAAGCAACAATTTTTAACACCATCCGGCCCATCTAAAATAGGACCTGAAAATGTACCGGCATTTGATACAATACTTTCAAAGTTAGATACAATAAAATCTACATTAAACTTTACCGAATAAAATGTCTTGGAAACAATTTAGAGATAATGTTTTGAGGGTAGTTAGCGACCCTTCTAAAATTGCATCAACCCAGCAAGTGGCTGATATATTTGCAACTGAATATGATGCATGTATAAAAAGAGGAGGGGATACGGCAAATAAAATTCGAGTAAAAACGGGCAATGTTGATTTGATGAAAATCATATTTAATTTAGAATTACAAAACGGATTAACACAAACCACTCCATATCAATTAGTAACAAATATGGGTGATGGTGTAATTGTATATTGGCAAACTGCCGTATTAGATACTAACTCAATACCAATTATCACACCATTAGGAGCTAGTGTAAATATTAAGCATGATTCTAATAAAATAACTGATGCTGGATTATGGCCCAATATGCCACCAATATCACCCACTAATAGTTATGCTTCAATAGTTGATTCTTTTATATTAGCATCTTTTATACATTTATCTAAAATTAAAGGAGAGATATACACTACTTCATTGTATCCACCGGTTGGTCTTCCGGGTCCTGGTATTTTATCTTGGACTGGTTATTTTATAGATAACCCACCTACTACGCAAGTACAAGATGCCCAAACATCTGAGTTAGCGTCTGTTGAGCAAAAAATAGATGAAGCTGAATCAGTTTTATCTAACGAAGAAATAGAAAGTAGAAAAACTGAATTAAGTCAATTAGAAGGATTGGTTAAAGAAAACGTTTTAGAAGAAGAAGAATATAAATCATTATTAAACTATGAGATATCTACCGAATCCGCATTATCTACTCAAATAATTGTTAGTAACGATGAAACTAATGCTATTCTAAAATTAACAAATCCTAAATATAATTGTCCAATTGGAGCAGGAATAGTTGCTATTGCTCGTAGAGATGTTGGCCTAATTGAAACTGGGTGGGATACAATTGGTGGTGGTACTAATATGGGAGGTGGTTCTAGATTTGTAGCAAAATCAATTAAAAGAGATTCAAGAGGTAAAATTATATATGAACCGGGTAGAATAGATGAGATGATTAAAATCGCTGGATTAAATAATGAAACTCAATTTAATTCTACTGGTAAAGGATATGAGTGGTGTGCATGTGCTGTAACTACTTGGTGGAAATCTGCTGGATTAAAAACTCCGCCAGGTGGAACTTTGGTATCTAATTGGGTTACGTGGGGAATACAAAATGGTTTATATTCACAAAAGCCCGTATTAGGCGCGGCAATTATATATAAATCAGGTGGGAAATATATTCACATTGGTATTGTTTCGGGAGTAATGCCCGATGGGACGGTGATTAGTATAGAAGGGAACGCTAGTAAGAAAGGATTTAGTGCAAGGGGTATTTGTTGTAGAGAGGGTGTTGCTTGGATGAGTGGAATTGATGGTTATGTTATCCCATTTGGGTGTCAATAGGATAAATCTTAAAAATACTTAATTTAAATATTTATAAACATAACAAACAAAGAATAGAATATTATGGACATGGATAAACTATTAGAAGCCATTCAAATTCTTATTAAAGAGGAGCTTAAAGAGCAATTACCTGCTTTAATTAAGGAAGGTGTGAAGGCTGAAATGAAAAAAATACTATCTGAAACAAAGGTAGCACCAAAACCACAATCAAAAGGTATTTCAATGGCTAAGGCTATTTTAGGAGATGAACCAATTCAAGAATCAGTTCAAACTAAATCAGTACCAACAAAGCAATACAGTAAAAACCCAATGATTAATCAAATCCTCAATGAAACAAGAGGTGGGATTCCGCAAGGAGATGGTGGATTTAGAACAATGAACTTTGGACAAGGTGATATGGGTTCAATTGTAGGTAAAACTGCAATAGCTGAAAAAATGGGTTATGGTGAAATGGCTAAAGGACCTCAACCAACTGGATTGGGTGTAAACACTGGAGTAGCTGAAATAGATAAAGCTTTGAATAGAGATTATTCAGAACTTGTAAAAAGATTTAAGAAGAAGTAATGGCAGTATTATTAGGTAATAAAATTGTAAAAGATACAGAATCATTTAATGATTATGCTATTGGTATATCATTGCCTATACAAATTGGAAATACTGCATTTAATCAAACTTTTCAAACTGTAGAACAAGTAAAATCTAATATTAAAAATTTACTACTTACCAAAAAAGGAGAAAGGGTAATGCAACCAGAATTCGGAAGTGGCCTTCAAGAAGCATTATTTGAAATGAATGATAATGATTTAGAAGAAAGATTGGAGGATATAATAAATAATGCAATTGAAACTTGGTTACCATATGTAACAGTGGATAGTGTAGATATCCAAGCATCAAATGAATCAAAAGACAGAAATAGAGTAAATGTTTCTATAAAATACAAATATTCTAATAATATAAATTTAAACGAAGTTACATTCACAGTTCAAGGATAATAAAAAATGGCAATAAATAAAAATTTTAAAAATTCTGGAAAAGATATAAAGTACCTTAATAAAGATTTTACTAGCTTTAGAGCTAATTTAATTGATTTTGCTAAAACGTATTTTCCAAAAACTTATTCAGATTTTAATGAGTCTTCGCCTGGTATGATGTTTATTGAAATGGCATCTTATGTTGGTGACGTTCTTTCATATTATGTAGATGATACTTTGAAGGAATCTATAATGACAACAGCTGAGGATATTAGTAGTGTGATAGCATTATCTCAATATTTAGGATATAAACCAAAGTTATCATCACCAGCCGTAACAACTCTATCTATTTATCAATTAGTACCTTCAATTGGAACTAGCGTAAACAATAAGCCAGATTCTAAATACTATCTTAGAATAAAACAAGGTATGAGAGTAAAATCTTCAAATGGTACAATATTTAGAACAACTGATATTGTGGATTTTTCAAATGAGGTTGATAGAGAAATTGCGGTATATCAAAGAAATGCAAATACTGGAGAGCCTACGTTTTATTTAATCAAAAAATATACACAAGCTATATCAGCTGAAGTTAGACAAATACAAGCATCTTTTGGAAATTATGAGGCATTTCAGACTATTAATATAGAGGATACAAATTTGATAAGTATATATGATGTTAGAGATTCTAATGATAACAAATACTATGAAGTTCCATATTTGGGACAGGAAATGGTATTTATAGACTACCCAAATACAGAAGCTAACGATCCCGATTTATATCAATTTAAGGAAACAGTACCATATATTTTAAAAACAATAAAAACTCCAAGAAGATTTACAACTAAAGTAAATGAGGATAAAACAACTATTATTCAATTTGGAGCTGGAGACCCGACTGCTAGTGATGAGCAATTAATTCCAAATCTTAAAAATGTAGGATTGGGATTACCAAACTCTATTAGTAGATTGGAAGAATCATTTGACCCTACAAACTTTTTAAAAACAAAAACATACGGAACATCACCATCCAATACAACTATAACTGTAAGTTATTTAGTTGGTGGAGGTGTATCATCAAATGTAAATAGTAATACATTAACAAAAATAGATGGCATAGAATTTGATGAACAAACACAAAGATACACAGCAGCGGAATTAGGATTATATTCTGCGGCCAAAAATTCGGTAGCAGTTGATAATGAAATTCCTGCAACCGGTGGAAGGGGTTCTGAAACAATTGAAGAAATTAGACAAAACGCTTTAGCAAACTTTGGAGCTCAAAATAGAGCAGTAACTTCAAAAGATTATCAGGTAAGAGTTTTATCAATGCCATCAAAATATGGTGGAATTGCAAAAGCATATGCAACTGCAGATGGCACATTAGATAACAATTCACCATCATCTATATTAGCATCTCCAAAAGCTTTACAAGAGTTTACGGATTTGGTAATGTCTTTTGTTAAAAAACCCGATAACTTAGAACCAACCGCAGCCAGCGTTAAATCGGATGTACAAAAGTTTTTAACTGGGAAGGTGGGTAACCCAAATGAAAAAAATAACCCATTTGCTATCAATTTATATTTGTTAGGATATGATATTAATGGAAACCTTACTGGTTTGAATAGAGGAGTTAAAGAAAATTTAAAACTTTATTTAAACGAATATAGAATGCTTACCGATGGTATTAATATTAACGATGGATTTGTTATTAATATTGGCGTAGATTTTGAAGTTAAGTGTTATGAAAATTATAACAAAAGTGATATATTAGTAAATTGTATTAATGATTTAAAAGAATATTTCAGTATAGATAAGTGGACATTCAATCAAACAATAAATTTAAGTGAGGTTGAATTACTATTAGCAAATGTTGAAGGAGTAATCTCTGTACCATTCCTTGAAATAAATAACAAGTGTTCTGGTAACTATTCTTCTAATTCATATAATATAAAAGCGGCAACTAGAGATAAAATTATTTATCCTTCGTTAGACCCATCTGTATTTGAACTTAAGTTTCCTGACATAGATATTAAAGGCAGAGTAAAATAATGGCATACTATTTTTTAACAGCATCAAAAGATGCATCGGTGTACTTACAGCAACCAAACCAAAACACTGGGTTGGATGAAATATTAGAAATAAGTAAAATCTATTATGGTAACATAAAAGATGTATCTCATACTTTAATTAAATTTGAACATGCGTATTTATCAGCATCCATTTCAAATGGAACAATTAAGTTTGATAACGCTACTCTTATTTTGAAAGAAACTGAAAGTGAGGAAATTCCTTTAGAGTACACAATATATGCAAATCCTATATTTGGAAATTGGGAAATGGGAACGGGTACTCGCTTTGATAATATTAATACGCAAGGAGTAACTTGGAATTATAGAGAAGGTGATACAAGGTTAGAATGGTTAGAAAACAACTTTGAAGCAGGAACTACTGCTAGTATTAATAATGGAGTAGGTGGTGTTTGGTACACTAACTATGAATCCTCTCAAAATTTTAATTATCAAACGGCTGATATTAATATGAATGTAAAATCTATGCTTACTGCATGGATGAGTGGTTCTATACAAAATAATGGAATTATTTTAAAATATTCAACTGAGAACGAAAGTGATACTTCCGATTATGGTGTTTTAAAATTCTTTAGTAAAGAAACAAATACAATATATCAACCAAAGATACAAATTGGATGGGATGACCAAATATTCGTAACAGCATCACTTTCAGCATTGACAGCAAATGATATTAAAGTTGGAGTTACTAATTTGAAAAAAGAATATAAGCTTGGTAGTGAAGTTAAGTTAAAAATATTTGGTAGAGAATTATATCCTCTAAAAACATTTACAAATATATTTTCGTATGAGACTGTAAAATATTTACCACAAACTACATACTATCAAATAAAAGATGTTAATTCGGATGATGTAATAATTCCATTTTCAGATTATTCAAAAGTAAGTTGTGATGAAACTGGAAATTATATAAAAATAAATTTCTCAAATTGGGAAGCTGGTAGAACATATAAAATAGAATTCAAAGTAGATAACGATGGTGATATCCAATATTTTGATAATGATACTACATTTAGTTTAATAAAAAGTTAATAATGGCAACTAGTATAAAGACAGGATTACAAAACGAAGCTAAAGTAAAAGATATTTTAATTAGTGGATCTGGTGTTATAAATACTAGAAACGAATTTGGTGTCCATACATTTAGTGACCAATCTCCGGCAGATGGTATTTTGGCATCTAAATTAATTAAACCATTGTATAACATTCCTGAAATTGTAAAATCATTAGATGTTACTATAACGGAACTTATACCAAGCGAAGTAACAACGGGACCGGCTACTGTATTAAAAACTGTATATGATGTAGCCCTAAATGAAATTCAATTAAGAGATGTAACGATTTCTTCTTTGAATAGAAATATATTAACTTTAAATTCAAAAATAGGTCAATTAGAAAATGTAACACAGAGTTTATTAATTGATTTAGATAATCAACGATTATTGGTAGCAAATGCGGATAATCAAAATGCAACTACAACTACAAGAATAAGAACTGGAATTACTGATTTACAAAATGCTGTATTAAAAGGAACATCCGAAGCAATTCAAAGAGTTTCATTAGTTGCTCAAATTGAATCTTTAAAAAAAGAAAATGCAACTTTAAAAGAGGAACTTTTTGGTAAGCAAGCTAAAGCAGCAGAAGGATTTACAGTTAGTGAAGATTTTGCATACAAAATTTTAGAAATAACGGATAAGGATTATGATGGACTACGATATGATGCTAGAGCAAATGAAAACGAAGAAAAGTGGTCAAATGGACCTACTATTCAATTAGATAACTTCTCATCAGTAAAAACTATTATTTCGTTTACTGAAGTAGGTGATGATTTAATTTTAGAAATTCCACCGGTAACATTAGATGCCGGTCAAACTACTACTGTAAAAGTTAAAGAAAATATAGCATCTATTAGAGGTAAAAGACCTAGAGGAGGTGGATTAACTGGTGATAGAGATTACTTTAGTACAATAAATATGAAATCATCCGCAACTGGTACTATTGTACCAATTAAGATGAAATTACATAAATGGAGAAAATATATATAATATAAAAAATGGCATTATCAAATTTTAAAGATATAATTACAAACAAAGCCTATCTAATAAATTCTAAAGATAGAGAAATTTTTGAAAAAGGAGATTATCAATCATTTTTTGGACTTAGTAAAAGTGATGCTATTGAGTTTATTATGTATGATGTAAATAATAATCAACTTCCACAACAATCTGCGAATAATCAATTAGTTAGATATGTTCCATTAACTACCGATAATATAAAAGACTATTTTTTAATAGCTAGTAATACTGTTTTACAAAAAAATAAACTACCTGCTGAATATTTTATAGATGCGGAACGATTGATAAAAGAAGCTGGATATAACAATGGTATATTTAAAACACAAATAACTTTAGTAAATCATAGAGCTGGTAGTAACAAACCATATGATAAATTATGGATACAAGAAATATCTCCATCACGTAAAGAAATAAGATTACAACCATTGGCTAAAGGTGTTGAAGCAAATGCCGAATTGAAAAAAAGATATGATATATTTGTTTACGATAATAATTTCAGAGAAGATACTCAACCATTTATAGATTCTGTTTTAGCAAAAATAAAACCCGAAGATATATCAAATGTGATAACAAACAAATATACAAGCACATGGTTTACAAGAATGAAAACAGAATATTCTTTATCTAATTTCAGTACATTTGTAACAAATACTCACGCTAAATTTTTAGAAGCATGTAAATTTGAATTTTCAAATAAAGAATCCAATGTAACAAGTCCTAATTATGGGCAACCAAAAACAACCGCTCCATCTTTAGATTTATCTAAGAAAACCATAGTAGATATTTGTACTAGAATACTCGTACAAATATTAGATTCTACAATGGTAAAGCCTAAAGTAAATTCAACATTAAATGCAACTGAAGCATTTAGTCCTAGCGCAGATCCTGTTAGTAAAGTTTTACAAAGAGCAAAATCCGATACATTTGTCGATACTACATCGCCTGTTGTGGAATTAGCAACTTTATCAAAATCAACAACAAAAGTAGTAGATATCACAACTACTACTCCTACTGGTGATACTACTCAAAAACAAACTCAATTTTTAGTAGGAAATTGTATATTTGGTACAGACCCAAATCCAAGCAAAACTTGTAATTCTGGAATTTCTTTACCTGTTTACACAAGTACAGGTAAAATAGCTGCAGGTTTAGTTGCATATAATGATAAATTTGGAAAATCTCCTATAACTGGGTATTATTGGATTGTAAATCCTACAAACAAAGAAATTGTAGATATAAATAAAAATGGTACAATAGAAACTAGTAAAGGTGGATTCTGTGCAAATAA